GAAAAATCATAACATGGCAAGAGCGAGAAGAGTACCTTACGGTACAGGAACAATACTTGATGACAACATGAATTTATTATGTGATGATGACAAACAAACAGTATTAGACATACGAGAACAAACCCGTTTTGTACCGTATGAAGAACGTGTTGAAAAATTTGGTATTAATAGTCAGCTTGATGTCAAAGCATATCTATTGAGTGAAGGTGCAACTGGCACTATGCGGTGGAAGGGATATCCTATGTACAAGACCACCTATGACTTTGCACTCTATCCAATGATTATTCAAGAGTTAAAACCCAAAACTATTGTCGAGTTCGGAACAGCTGAAGGTGGTTCTGCGTTCTGGATGTCAGATTTATGCGATACTTTTGGTTTAAAAGACACGATGGTATATTCAGTTGATATAAATAAAGTAATACTTCGCAATACAGATAGAGTCAAATTCTTTAGAGGAGATTCAAACAATGTAGAAACGCTGTGGGATCAGTTAGACATACTACCACACCCATGGCTGATAATCGAAGATTCCCATGTTAATATTAACGGTATTGTCTCGCACTTTGAGAAATCAATGGTGCAAGGAGACTATATTATCGTTGAAGATACTCGTTCTAAAAAGGGTCAAGCAATGGTAATACCAAAATCTTTGAAAGTCGATCAACTATATTGTGATTTCTTTGGAAGAAATGCAACATGCTCAGTTAATAGCATATTTTGCAAAACATCATGATTAACGCAAATAAAACCATACTGGGCCTTGACAAAACGTGTTGAGTATGTTATCCTATTCATATAGTCAAAAAATAAAGGAAAATCCTTGAATCAAGTGACCGTAATCGGTGGAACTAAAAAACAACGTCAATTGACAGAAAATGTCGTATGGTATTGTATTTCTGAATTGATGCCTAGACATTCAACTCTAGAAATTGAAGTTCAATTGACCAAGTGTTTAGATGAAGGTGCATATGGTTTTTGTATGCAGATGAATAGTGATCGTGAGTTTACAATTGAAGTGGATAAACGTATGCACAAGTTTAAGAATGGTAATCTAAACTTATCTGGTCTAAAACGATTTATTCAAACGATATGTCATGAGATGGTTCATGTTTATCAAACAGCCACAGGTCTTATGGTAGATCGTGTGTATCCAGTGAAACTTGGTTCTCGCAAATTGTGGAAAACTAAAGATGGTTCTTATGTTGACTATACTCATACTTCATGGTCAAAACAGCCATGGGAACGACAAGCAGTAAGAATGGAAAGTAAACTCGCAAAAGGGTTTATGAAAAGTTGGACGAAATGAAAATTGAATGGAAACAGAAATCTTTTACTGACATGAAAAATGTCGAAAGGACAGCATTTGTTGCTACTCAAATTTTAGATATGGACAGTGAATATGGATTAAGCTCAGAAATTATAATTGGGTCAATTATTCCATCTGAAGCTTTAAATGTGTCTAATGAAGGTGAGGGTATGAAATACTGTGCAACGAGAAAAGTTTTTGATGACCAAGTACACACTGATAACAAATACTGTAAAAAGTTAACTGATGCTATGATTTGGATAGAAGAATACGAATGATAAAAATAACAGCAAAAAATGATTACGGCGAAAAAGAAACCTTTGAAAAATGGAATGGAAAGTTTTATGATGAGTCTAATTTAGACCAAATCATTAATGTAACAAACGATACAGCAATATATCGCCCAGACTCTACACTAGATGGTGAGGGTGTTCCTATTGCGTATGTGGTAACTAATGCATTTCCAGATAACCATATGAGAGATATTCTGTATAGTATTGAAGAAAGTTCAGTCATGAGAGCAAACTGTGCTGGGCCTATTGATGCTGAAGAAATGAAAAAGAAAGGTCTTATTGAAGGGGAGCATTACAAACTACGAACGCCCAACTCTTACTACGTCAAAACAAAAAGTGGTAAGTGGGGTATGATTGCGTATGCAAATGAAATTAATTCAGTAATGATTGGTGCAAAACGTGGAAGGTTTACTGGAGCAATCAACATATCAAATCCTATTAAGTGGGAAGAGTTAGAGGAGCTTTGTGTTGATGTTGAGAGAGCATTTTACAAAGCTGCACCAGAGATATATCGAAGACAACGTAAATACGCAGAGGAAGCAATTGCACCAGAACACAGACATGGAATGGTGACAACCTTATCAGCAAACAGGTACAGCGCAATGCAGAGTACCGCTATGGCCGTACACTCTGATGGCAAGGACGTTGAGTATACAACGATGAGTTGTCATCGTCAGGGGTCTTACACAGGTGCTTATCTCTCATTTCCGCGTTGGGGTGTAGGTATAGACTTGCCAGATAATGCAGTATGCATTGCAGATTCTAAGTCACTACATTGCGTTACACCTATTCATGGGCCTGGCCAAAGATTTACAACAGTATGTTATACAGATAGGTCTTGTGCAACACAGGGGAACATGGGAAAATCTGAACGACTTATCGGCAGGTTCGCAAAAAATGAAGTGGGAAGTTTAGAAGATTTTATATAAAAGTACCTTGATTTTTCTCTTCCAAAGTGGTATTATACTACTATGAATTTTTACACAAATGTACTCCAATACGGCAACTTTCTTTTGGTGCGTGAGGTCAAAGATGGCGAACGTAACATAAACAAACGTGTAAAATATTCACCAACATTATATGCTCCTGTAGCAAAACAAACACCATACAAAACCCTAGACGGAAAATATGTCACGAACATTTCGTTTGACAACATGCGTGAAGCAAAAGAACATGTTGAAGCTTACAAGTCACAACCAGAACTAGTCTACGGTAACACTTTACACACATACAGTTATATTGCAGATGAATATGCTGGTCGGGTTGAATGGGATATTGATCAACTGATGATGGTGACAATTGATATTGAGGTCAAGTCAGAAAATGGTTTTCCTTCACCTACTGAAGCAAGTGAAGAACTACTATCCATCACCATCAAGAACCATCAATCCAAAAAGATTGTAGTGTGGGGTATCGGTGACTTCACAACAGAACGTAATGATGTTACCTATGTCAAATGCGAGAGTGAAGTGCATTTACTCAAAGAGTTTCTTGTATTCTGGGAACGACACTATCCAGACATTATCACAGGCTGGAATACAGAATTCTTTGATATACCTTACATATGCAATCGTATCATCAATCTGTTTGGTGAAGATGAACTAAAACGATTGTCGCCTTGGGGTTCGGTAAGAGAACGTGAAATATATCAACTAGGTAGACGGCATCAGGCATATGATATTGCTGGTGTTTCTGCACTGGATTACTTTAATCTGTATCGTAAGTTTACCTATACCGCACAAGAGTCCTATCGACTAGACCACATTGCGTATGTGGAACTAGGTCAACGTAAGACAGGCAACCCCTTTGAGACATTCAGCGAATGGTATCAAAAAGATTATCAATCGTTCATTGAATACAATATACAGGACGTTGAGATTGTTGACCGTCTAGAAGACAAGATGAAGCTGATTGAGCTCTGTCTTACCATGGCATATGATGCAAAAGTCAACTACACTGACGTACTTGGTTCGGTGAAGTATTGGGATATTCTTATCTACAACTATCTACGTGAAAGAAATATTGTCATACCACAAAAGGTTGCACATGAAAAAGCAGAGAAGTTTGAAGGTGCGTATGTCAAAGAACCTTTAGTTGGTATGCACAAATGGGTAATGTCATTTGACTTGAACTCGCTGTATCCCCATCTAATCATGCAGTACAACATATCACCAGAGACACTTGTTCCAAGTGAGCCAGTAACAGGGCTTGTAGATAAACTGCTTGCAGGCAAAGCAAGCAATCCAACTGAACACTGTATGACACCAAATGGTGCGTTCTTTCGTAAAGACAAACGTGGGTTTCTTCCAGAGATTATGGAAACCATGTACAATGACCGTACCAAGTACAAGAAACTTATGTTACAAGCATCACAAGAGTATGAAAACACCAAAGACCCTAAGTTGTTAAAGGACATATCTAAGTATAACAACATTCAGATGGCTAAAAAGATATCTCTCAACTCAGCTTATGGTGCAATCGGGAACAATTATTTTCGATACTTTGACTTGATGATTGCAGCTGCAATTACTACATCGGGTCAGTTATCTATTCGGTGGATTGAGAAATCCCTTAACATTTATTTGAACAAACTATTGGAGACAGATAATGAAGACTATGTTATTGCTTCGGATACAGACTCGGTATACATCACTTTTGACAGGTTGGTTGATAAACTGTTTGGAGAAGGAACGGAGACTAGAAAGGTTGTCAACTTCTTGGATAAGATTGCAAATGAGAAGCTGGAACCATTTATTGAAAACAGTTATACAGCTCTTGCTGAGGTAACGAACGCATACGAACAAAAGATGCAGATGGCGCGAGAGGTTATCGCAGACAAGGGTATCTGGACTGCAAAGAAACGATACATTCTGAATGTTCACGATAGTGAGGGGGTGCGATACAAAGAACCTAAACTCAAGATCATGGGCATCGAAGCAGTCAAATCATCTACACCACAAGTATGTCGGGATAAGATTAAAGAGGCTCTGAAGATCATAATGAACGAGGATAGCAAAGTGCTAAATACATTCATACAAGACTTTCGGAGTGACTTTATGAAACTAGAACCAGAGAATATCGCGTACCCAAGAAGTGTGAACGGACTTGAGAAGTTCTCATCA